CAGGGACAGGTGGGGGCACTTTCCCGTGTCGGTGTGACGTTCAATGAGGCGCAGGAAGAAATTTTGAAAACTGGAAATGAAATGGAGCGAGCAGCAGCACTCGCCGAGATTTTGGATCAAAACTTCGGGGGGCTTAATGCTGCCCTTGCAGAAACGACAGAAGGTCGAATGGCACAGCTTAAAAATGATTTTGGAGACTTACAAGAACAGATCGGGGCTGCGCTTGTACCTATCATTGAGCGTTTACTGGCCGCCGTTGTTCCCATTGTCGATAAATTGTCCGAATGGATTGATGCAAACCCAGAGCTTGCATCACGCATTGCAGTTGTTGTGGCGGCAATTGGCGGAATTATGGTTGTTCTTGGGCCGATACTCATTGCCTTGCCCGGCATCATCAGTCTTTTCGGTGCACTTGGTACGGTGTTCGCTATTCTCACTGGCCCAGTGGGGCTTGTCATTGCGATCATCGCAGCACTTGTAGCTATTGGTGTTGTTCTTCGCAACAATTGGGAAGAGATTGGCGCGTTCTTCACCCAGCTATGGGAGAATATTAAATCAGCATTTGTCGGTGCGATTTCGCACATTGTTTCCTTCGTAGAGGAAAACTTCGGGTGGCTCATCGCTTACTATCAATTCTGGTGGTCAATCATTACAAGTATTTTCAACCTTGCTATTGAGGGCTTGAAGATCGTATGGGAGCTATTCGGCGCACATATTATCGGGTTCTTTGTGCAAATGTGGGAGACACTTAAAGCACTTCTGGTCGGCGCGTTTACCGTGTTCAAGTTCGTTTTTGACGCTCACCTAAACATCTTGCGTAGTGCGTGGGGTGCATTTTGGGGTGCGTTCGGGGAACCGTTGAAAGGTGCTTGGGAAATTGTGAAGGCCAGCGTTAAGGGTGGCATTAACTGGATCATTGAAAAGATTAACGGCTTTATTCGCCGCGTAAATGAGATTAGCGCAAAGGCAAATGTCATTCCGGGGGTAAATATTTCGAGCTTCCCAGAGATTCCAATGCTTGCAAAGGGGGGAAATATTACACAGGCCGGATCAGCCATTGTGGGGGAACGTGGCGCAGAGCTTGTTGACCTTCCACGTGGTGCGCGTGTAACCCCACTTGATAAGGCGGGTGGTGGTGTAACAGTGATTATCAACAATCCGCAGGTGTTTAGCGATGATGATATTGTTGAAAAGATTGGCGACCCTATTATGCGTGAACTTAAAAAGCATTTCGCCGTAGTATAACAACATGATTAAGTTATTCGTAAACAGCAATGACCGAACGGATTACCTTGAAGACGGTTCTTTGTCCATAAGCGATCAGCTTCAAAACAAAGCCAATGCCGCAAAGTTCTTGTTAAATCCGGGCGTTACAGAGCCTACTGAAAATCAGGAGGTTAAAATTTACGATGCAGTAAAACTTGTTTCTGCCAGCGGTACAACGGTTATTGTGACAGATGATCCAACGTCAGGGCTTTCCATCCTTCCTAATAGTTCTATCGAGCGTGACAGCGCGAAATATGGGCTTGGTCGTGGAAAATTCCGTGTTGGACAGACATTTTGGCTTGATATTGGTGGATCGGACGAAGAAAAGGTCACAATCTCAGCCATTGAAGAACATACAACGGCAGGTCAGGTAAAGATCACGACCACCGAAACAATCGCAAACTCGCACAGTGCCGATGAAGACGCGGGGCGATTAGTCTTTGCAGGTAACATTTCGAGTGTCCGCAAGAAAAATCCGCGCCAGCTATCGGATGTTGAATACGAAATTCAGTGCGTAGACTTTACAAAGATTTTTGATAAGAAGCTCATTAACGACAGTTGGGCTGATTTTGATGCTCGCCAAATCATTAACGACTTCTGCAATACGACAATCAACCTCAACAATGAGCTTGATGACATGGATTATGATGATGATTCTGCGGTACAGGCAGAGTGGATCGAATCGGGAGATGGGAACAATCCAACGAATAACACAACAGATCAGGTACAAGGAGATGGTGCAGTTGACCTAAATTGGACTAATTCAGGGGGTACAGCAACATTTTCGGCTACACCTACCAGTCAAGACCTTAGCGCGCTCACAGGAGCTTCCAGTGGCTCACCCGTGGAGGGAAATGTGACGTTGTGGTACAAGCGTTCCGCAGCAGCAGGAATTTCAAGCGTCGCCGTGCGTGTTGGCTCAGATTCTTCCAATTACGTTGAGCTTAGCTTCACACCCGAAGCAGATACAGACATGCACTTTATCAGCCTTGCCCTTGTTGATGGAACCGTCACTGGTACGCCAGACTGGACAGCCGTTGATTACTTGGCGATTGTTGTGAGTGAAACGACAAGCGCAGCGTTGACCGTAGACGATATTCGGATGACAGCAGAGGGCAGCTTCACCCTGTACGGTGTAGAAACAAGCTCAGAATTTGATGATGCTCGTGCCGGATTCAAGAAGCCGACCGTGTTTATCGAACGCCTTGCCAAAACACTTGGTTATTACTGGTATATTGATTACGAACGGGACATTCACTTCTTTGCACGGGAAACGAATGTTGCGCCATTTAATGTTGGCGACGATGAGAACAACTTTATTGACCTTAGCGTTGACGTGGACATTAGCCAGTTAAAGAACCGGCAAACCGTGCGTGGAGGGGTGAAAACAAGCGATAATAAATACGGACAGGTGGCCGAAGGTAACTCAGCCGTGCGTGAATGGATTTTGAAGTCGCAGTTTAAGAACCTTGAAATTTATATTGATGACAACTCGTCTACCGATACGACAGAGGCAGGGACGACGACAACCAACGTAACGGCAACGGCGCATGGTCTTGTTACAGGTGACTGGATCGTAAACCGTACACGTTCTAACGCCGTGCGCGAGATTACAAAGGTTGATGATGATAATTTCACGGTTGAGGCTGTCGCAAGCCAAACTTCGGGGGACACATTCTCAAAGTTCGACATAAGCAAGGATTCCGGTGTTGAGGGGCTTGTTGATGAAACGACTGTTGATTACGTTGAAAACTTTAACGAAAAGTCCGTTCGTGCAACCGATAGTGAAGCAACACTTGATTCAGGTGATTTCATTCTATTCCGTTATAACGAAATTGTGCCTATTCGTGTTCAGGCAACAGACCCAGCCTCGATTGCGACCATGAAAGCCTTGGTCGGGGGCGACGGGGTGTTTGATGGTGCCGTTATTACGGATCAGTCGCTTGATTCAACACAGGCCGCCCGCGACCGCGCGGAAGCAGAGGTGAACGCCTACGCAAACGCTATCGTGACTATTCGCTTTAAGACGGACTTTGAGGGGCTGGAAAGTGGTCAGATATTATCCGTAACGGATTCAAACAAGGGAATTAATGATGATTACATCATCCAAAAGGTTCAAGCCGTGTTTAAGACAGGGGATTATGCCGTTTATACTGTGACGGCTGCATCTTCGTTATTTGGGCTGATCGAGTATTTTCAGAAGCTATCCGAATCTATCGGCGACCGGCTCATTGATGAAGATGAAATTATTGACCAAATCTTTTCAGAAAACGTCACAATGTCCCTCGCAACAGTCGATACAGTGAATACACCGGACGAATCAGCAAGCGAAACGCCAACATTAACACTCACGGAGACTTCTAACACCGTTACAGAGCGTGACGTGACGACTGATCCATATAAATGGCAACCTCACGCGTCAGACGGACGCTGGAACCTCGCACAGTATGGCTAATCTGCTATAATAAAATCAATTATGAAGACTGCAATTAAAAACGAATCAGTCGGTAAGTTGGAGGGTTGGCATACACTCTCTACTTGTGATATTCGGCATCCAAAGGTTAAGGGGCTTGAAAAAGACCTTCACCACACAATCGACAAGTACCGAAACGCCGTAAACCGAGCAAAAAAAGACTATTACACTGCAAAGCTAAATGAGCAACATGCTTTTGCGGCGGACTTAAAGTTGGCAATTCGAGATATTAAGCGACGCTGGCACGAAGAAGTGACTCAGATTTACCGCATGATGCAAGAGTTAACGCTTGTAAATCAGATTACGGTTAAGAATATTTTACCTACCGCTGGCCGAACGGTTGTGGCGCAGTGGCTTGTTGGCGACAACACCACAGACGCAGATGATGGGGCTAACTATGGATCACTCGGTTCAGGAAGCACAACGCCAGCAAACGGGAATACTCAGCTCAATACCGAGACATACCGCAAGGCAACCTCAAGTGGTACGAATAGCGCAAATGTGGCTTACCTTAGCAACTTTTATACCGCAACAGAAGTGACGGGAACCTTCGAGGAAGCCGGTTGGCACTTATCAGGAACGGCCAGCGCGAATACAGGCGACCTTCTTTCTCACTTCTTGACCGGTACAATCACGAAGACAAGTGTTGAAACGCTTACCATTGAATCACAAATTACCGTTTCCTAAATATGGATCATACCGTGCGATATTCCGAGCAAGCAAAGACGCTCGTTGAGAACATGCCCGACTTTAACAAGGAAGCATTTGAACAGTGGTGGTGGTTGCAGCAGCGTGAGGTTGGATCAAATAATGTCTTGGAGTTCCTCATGCAGCAAAAGAGACTTGCAAAGGACGCTGTTAAGTTAAAAGAATAATATGGCAACAGATTACGCATCATCAACAGTAGCCGCCGGCGATGATATTTTGGCGTCGCAGTACAATAATCTGCGTGCAGATTCTATCCGACGTTCGGGTGACTATGAAACAGCCGGTGGGAGCGCAAACGCCTTCACCCTTGCTATTGATAGTTCAATTTCCGCATATGTTGCCGGTCAGGTGTTTGTATTCAAGGCAAACCACACAATTACGGGCGCAGCTACCCTTAACGTAAACGGTATTGGTGCTAAGACGATCAAAAAGCACACCGACAACGACTTGGAGGCAGGGGATATTACGAACGGGCAAATCGTTCATGTAGTTTACGATGGCACAGACCTTCAAATGACAACACCACCGGCTGTTGGGGTGCATTTTGAAAACCCGGGAGTTACAACAGAAGGTTCTCAAGAAACAGGTGATACAACAAAAACCCTTACAATTACAACCAACTTCGTTCCAAAGACATTTGAAGCGATTGTTATTGCAGATATTGCTACTGGTGCCATATGGACAAGTGGGTCAAACGCAGGAATTGGTCGCCAAGCGTTTATTGTTAAGGGCGAGGTGGGCGGAAATATTACATGGCAGCGAGTAGAGGCTCAGCACGCATCCTCACCACCAAACTCAAACCCATCTCTAAACCCTTACGGAGATGAGGACGCAAGCATAAACAAGCCAACACAAGGGAGTGGTACAACTTCATCACCCGGAGTTGGAACGATTACAGCAAGTGGCGGAAGTGCGACATTTGAGGTCACATCAATCACTGCAACTGCAACAACACTCGTGTTCACTTTTACCTTCACGCATAATAGTGAAAATAGCGGGCTACGATGGGG